TGGTAATTCTAAATATCCCACAATAACGAATTCGGGATTCAAACCAGATGGTTTTTCATTTGAAACACCACCACCTGATTTTAATAGCAATCAAAATATAGTTCAAAATAACAATAATTTTCCGTATAGTAAAGTACATGCATTTCGTGTTAAATTTGGTGAGCAAAATCAATCCATGTTTGTTAATATTAAAATTGATAGTAAAGAATATGGTGATACTAATGAATCTATTCAAATTTTATCTAGATTAGCAAATGATACCAAAGGTAATGCACCAATACCAAAAGGACAAAATTTGTACAATGTATATGAAAATAGGTCATATAAAGCAACAGTTACATCACTTGGTAATATGATGATACAACCAACACAATATTTTCAATTAGATAACATACCATTATATAATGGTGCTTATATTATACTCAATGTTGAACATAATATTACACCAAATAAAATGTTAACTACGTTTAGCGGAACTAAAATACCGCAATATCCAATACCAAGAGTAACAAATCCAATAGCATTTGGTGGTTTAATTAATATATTAAATCTTGATGATAGTGTTGATTTAAATACAGTTGATTATAATTATGATAATGTTGATGATAATGCATATAACATGTTAAAATTGAAATGATTATGACAAATGATTTAAAAATTATAAATAAATATCAATTAACACAATCAGGTTGTGATTTTATTAGAGATTATTGTAAAAAAAACTATAACACACTAATTTCTGGTAAAAATAAATATGGATTGCCTTATAGTAGATATGCTTATGATGTGGATAAAATATGGAAATCCAAAGCGAAGTATGATGGTAAATCAATCGATAATGGTGATATGTTAGGAAATGCACTAATTGATTGGTATAATAAGTATGGTGAATTATTTAAAATTGATCCAAATATATTGGCAGCACAAGCATATGCTGAATCTGGATATAAATTATGGAATTATGCAAAAACAAGCACTGCATCTGGTATTAGTCAATTTATAAAAAGTACTGTAAAAGAGATAATAATAAATAATAAGTTTAATATCACAGATATTCTTTTTACGGAAGATGAAATTGGCGCAATTACAAAGGATGTTGATTTAATAAATTATGAAAATATTTCAAATAGACATCAATTACATCAAAATATAACAGACAATCCAGAAATAATGATAAAAGCACAATTTATTTATATGAATTATATTGGAAATAAATGTGATTATTTGGCAAGTAGTTCATTATTTGGTTATAATAGGGGTCATGCTTTTGTAAAAAAAAATTATAAAGATTCAATAATATCTGCAGCGAAATATAAACTTTATTATGAAATTGAAGGAATTGGATATGTTGATAAAATATTTAAGTTTTTAATTAAATATTTTGGGTACAATGATTTGAAAAAGGATTATGATGATTAATAATATCATTGTAATTTCTTTTTTAATTCAAAAAGACTTATGATATTATCATCAACAGTGTTTGCATCAAAATTCATGTTATATATTTTTTCAATTGCCAAAGTAACATTACTTTTCAAATCATCACTATTTATTTGTTCTAATAATATTTTGGTTTCTTTCTTATAATCTTCCAATAATTGTTGTTTTTTATTATTATCAGATTCAAATAATGTTTTTAATAATGTTTTTTCATCATCACTAAGTGTACTGTATTTTTCATTAAATTTATTTATTGCAATTTCAATAACAACATCATTAACTTCATTATCTGTTGTATTATCAATTAGTTCTATTTTTTTATTTTTGGGTTTTTTTAAATGTTCTAAAACAAATACAAATGATTCATGAATACCATCAACATCGATATCGTTTGGTGATTTTAATGATTCTCTAATCAATTTATCAATTGATTTGTATAAGATAATATCATAATTATCTTCAGGTATTTCATTTTCATTAATAAATTTTGATATTTTTTGTCTTTCAAAATCAATTTCATCAATTGTATATGTTTCAAATAGTTTGATATTATTATCAATATAACGAGTTGCAATAATATCATTATCAATGTATTTGTTTTTTAAATTATTAAATATATTAAATTCTAATTGAAGTAATGGTGATTTTTTAACAACATCTAAAAAATCTGATGCAATTGTTTGTGATTCGTTAATTTTATTTTTTTCAAAAAACGAATCTCTTATTTTATTACAAATAACAAAACTTGCGATACCGATATTAGTGTTTTTCATAAATATCAAGTGATTTTATTATATAAATACTATAAATAAATTCAAATGTTATTAATTTATAATATATTATTATAAATAATTGTAAATTAATTTATATTTCAATATCATCTAAATCATCCCAATCAATATTTTCAGCATCATTATTATCAGTATGTTCAGTATTAAATGATTGTGTTTTTTTAATTAGATTATCAATTTCATTAATCATACTATTTACAGTTATGTTTTGATTATTAACAATATTATTTGTTTCTTCGATGATTAATTTTTGATCTATCATATCTTTTACTGTGTGTTCTTTCGATGTGCCATATACTAATTTTTCGATATAATCGTTGTAATTAAATTTATTTTTTTCTTCAGAAATTTGTGGTGCTGTTTCCCCCCCTGCAGTTGGTTCTGAATTTTGACTTGTTTCACCACCTGTATTAACGCTTGGTAATCCACCACCCATTTCTGTGTTTGGTAACTCACCACCTATACTATTATTTGGCAAACCACCACCTATATTACTATTAGGTAGTTCATCACCCATATTATTAGTATTACCTGAATTTGATAAATTTTCATCGGGTTCACCATATTTGTTATCAATATCAACAAATAATCCGCTTTTCTTGATAATAACAGGCGCATCTGCTAATTCTTGCATTACAACCTTTTCCATCTTTTGTTGTTTCAAATCTTCAACAATTTCACTATCGCTCATATTAAATATTAATCTTTTTGCTCTAGTGTGTGACATGGCAGCAATACCATTTTCACCTCGTGTTAATTCTGAATATGTTTGTGCTTTTTCTCTTAATAATTGTGATTTTAATAGGTCTAATTGTGTACTTGGATTTGTTAATGTTAGTTTAAAGTTATTTAAATCCTCACCAGTAAAACCTAATAGGTATAAATGAATAATTGCCATTTTATTCAATTCCTGAATCATGGCTTGTTGTATTCGATTTACTTTTTTTGCAAACCTAATATCATATTGTGCCATATTTTTACCAGCACCAGATGCGTCTTGAAAACTTAAAAATGGTTTCGGTATTCCTAAACCAGAAAATAAATTATCTCGCAAATATTCGATGTCTTGAATTGCATCAAGATTTGATGCACCGGGAAGAGTATCTATACCAGTTTGAACATTACCGTTTCTAACTGGAATGTAATAATCTTCATCATTACCCAATATATTAAATCTATAATCAATTTGTCCGTCATTTGGTGATATTTGTGGTGCTCTTTTAAATTTTGTTGCTACTTTATAGATATAATTTTCAATATCATCTTCATCCATATTACCAACATCAATTTTAAATACCTTTTTTTCACCCGCTCTGATTATACGATATGTTAACATCGCATCTTCTGCCATAATTAGTTGGCGAAATACACGTCTTATTTTATTTAAAATCGATGAACCATATGGTAAATATTTATCATCACCCAATAATCTAAAATGTGCGATTTCAAAAATATTAAATTCATCACCAGTCATTCGTTCTTTAAATTTAACAACTGGTTTACCATCAATAACTCTTTCAAATCTTTCAATTTCATAATTAACCAATTGTTTTACGTGCGTAATTCCCTTTTTACGTTCACCATACATCAACACAAAATTATCACCATATTTAGCGGTGTTTCTAGTCCAAAAAGGAAGGTTTACATTTACGTTGACTATATTATAAAAAAAATCTTCTAAAATATTTTTTATTCGTTCTTTATTAGAATAAATGTTTAACATTTTACCATTATCACCAATAGTGGTTGCTTCTTCCATATACAAATCAAGTGCACTTGAAATTAATGGATAAAATTCCATACCCTCATAATCAACATATGCTGGTAATCGTGCTGCTTCATATTGTAATGCTTTTTGAAATCCCCTATCAGTAACTCTTTTAAATTTATTTATCAATTCTTTTTGTTGTTGTAATTCTAATCCCTTTTTATAAATATCTTCAGGTGAATTACCTTTAATTATAATCTTAGTGTTTTGAAAATTATTTAATCCTTGATTATTTCTAATATCGTTTTGATTTTCAAAACCAAATCCATCAAAATTAAATAATTTGTTTAATTGTTGATATATTGTTCCCTTATTTTCGGATGTTTTTGTATCCATATTTATTATTTTTTATATTTTTTTATAAATACTTAAATACTATCAAAAAGTATTATAATATAAATACTTTTTTTATGGTTTATTTATTTTTTAATCCGTTAAAAAGCCATGAATATGTGATATAAGGATTTAATTCTGAATTAGGGTTAGGTGGTATTATTGGTTTGTTTGGTGTGTTTTGTTTCATACCAATATCATTAATATCGTTAACAGAAAGAATCGCATTTAACATTTTTTCAGTAAATCCTTTATTTTGTTTAAATCTATTCATTGTGTAATTTAATGTATACAAACTGATGGCAAATCCCATAATACTATCATCATGAAAACTACGTTTATGGTCTGCAACACGATTGCCGGGTACGGTTATAAATGTTTTTAATTCGTTTAATAATCTTATTGAATGTATAACAACTTCTTCTAAATGTATTGCTCGTTGCATTTCAAGTAAAACTGATGCTCGATTATTACCAATAAAAAAACCGGGAACTAAATCAACTGTGATTGTAGTACCATCTGGCATTGTTTTTTGACCTCTTTTCACATAACCATGTAACATATCTCTACTCGGTTTGTGAGATATTTCTGCATAATGGATGTTATCGTATCCAAATTCTAATAATTTTTCTACTGTTTGAATACCAAAACCACCAGTAATATCAACAACACAATAGGCATTATTATATCTTTTACCGTATTGTAGTGCAATTTCTGCAAGTAATTGTGGTGTTACTTTACCATAATATTCAGCAACTTGTTCCGTTTTGTACTTTTTCAGTTTTACTTTTTTTTCTATATTATTTTTTATAATGTTTTTAATTTCAATATATTCTATTATTTTTAATATATTAATGGTTGAATAATCTTCCCCATGACCCGGTGATACATCAACACCCATAATATAATCTTCACCTACAATTGGGTCCTCCCATATCCAAAAATTTAAATCTGTAAATTCTTGTCTTATCGGTATTTTAACTTCATTTTCTTCAATTCTTTTTAAATATTTTTCATCAATAAAATTATCACCCGATCCTAAAAAAGAACATAAAATTTCTTGTGCAATTTTACGCATATCACCGTTTGCGTTTCGAACTTGTAATTCAAACCAAGGTGACGTTGCTTTCCATCCTTCATCATGTAATTTAATTCTTTTTTCTTCATCCCAATTTTCATCAATTAATCTAATTTCATTTTCTCTACCTTTATTTTTTACCCAAGTTAAATTTTTATTATAACGTGGATCATTAAACCACCAAAGTTCAACCGCTTTAAAATTATTTTCACCTGCACGTGCACCCATAAATGTTTTGTAAAAAACTGGGTCTAATCCAGATGGTGTGCTAACCATAATAGCACGACCACCAGTTTGTAATGTAGGTAATGCAGATGTCCAAAATTTATCCCCCTTTTCAGTCCAAGCAGTTTCATCCCAAAACAATAATGTTGGTGTCATACCACGGAGACCTTTTGAACTAAACGCACCTAAACGAGAACCATTATCATATAATTTTAATTTTTGTGTGTCTTTTAATCCTTTTTCAGTGTCTCTACCTGTTTTAGGTCTTAACCACTCAGGACAATTATCAATAAATTCAACAACATCAAACATTAATTCATCACGTGCAGTTTCAAGTTTATCTGCAACGATTGCAACTTGTCTATTGGGTTGAAACATAATATACCAAGCAATATATGCACAGGTTGTTGTTGATATGCCCGCTTGTCTATATTTATTTGCAATTACAAATCTTTCATTAAGATAACATTCGATTAATTTTTTTTGCATTGGAAATAGTTTAAATGGTACTATCATACCACTTTCACCTTGTGTTTGGTCAAATATTGTTAAATATGTTTCAATAAAATATATTGGATCAGATGCACATCTAATTATTTCAAACTCTTGTTCAGTATAAGTTAATTCACTTGCTCTTTTTATTATACCATTTTTTGTTACAATAATTGGTTCTTGTTTACCTGATTTTTTTCTAATTTCATATGCTAATTTTCTAGCATCTTCCTTTTCTTTTAATCGTTTTTCATCAAACTGTGTTCTATCAAAAACAGTTTCAAACGTTTCATCATCATTAATTTCATTAATATCATCAAAATCAACACTCATGTTCGTTTTTTTATATAAATACAGAATATATAAATAAAAAAAAGCACCATAATACATATGGTGCTTTTTTATTCATTAAATAATATTATTTAAAGTTCAATTGATGATATTTCAACAAATTCATTATTTTTTAAAATAATTTTTCTTGATGTTAACATATCTTTTATTTTTGATAATGACATCCCATAATGAAAAACTAATAATGGTAAATCATCATTATCTTGTTCGAACATATTTTCATAGTCATTTTGATATTCATCATCTTGTTTTTCAATTTCATAAGCCAATGCATGTATCGTATGATATCCATGCATATATTCTCTATCAACCGCTTCATGTAAACAAAACAAATCAAATGAACTTGTTTTTAAATTAATAATAGCATCAACATAATCTTTCGTTGGTGGTAATGCATTATCACAAGCAGGGCTTAAATCCCAACACCAACCTTCAACATCGATATTAGTTGGGTCGTTTGAGAATATAAATTCATATAAACCTTCACCTTTTGAATTATATCCAATTTTATTTATGTATATTAATTTTAATTTATTTTCATCATATTTCATAGTAATAAATTTTTTTATAAATACTTATAAATTATATAATTTATAAAGATTACTATTAATTAATCCAATTGTCATTTCATTTAACATCTTAATTCTTTTATATTTTTTATTAAGTTTTATATTGTAATATAAAATAATAGCAAACAGAATGATTGAAAGTATTTGAAAAATTGAATTTGATATTAGTATTAATAATAAAAATATAAATAATAAAATTGACGATAGTTTAATTCTTGATTTTATGACAATTTCATAATCTTCTGCAAACAGCATGAAATATTTTTTATAGTTAATCCAATCAACATTGTCATTTTCATCACACAAATTATCGAAAATATTATCCTCATTCTTTTTTGACCCACCAATATATGTTCTCAATAGTTTCATTTTACTTTTTTTTCAAATATACGATATTTTAAAATTTTTGTTACAAAAAAGTCCCAAAATTTTTTTTGGGACTTTTTTATTAATAAGATTATTTTTTTAATAACCCGCATTAAATCCAAGACCACTTAAACTACCACCCTGTTTAATTGGTGATTTTTCGGCGTATTGTAATTGACCATCACCTTTATATTCAACAACAATACCACCTTTACTACCATTATTGAAATATTTTGTTAATATTTCATATTTTCTTTCAGGTGTTGTTTTTTTATACGCAATTTTATACGAACCATATACAGTTAATTCATGTGAAAAAACATTTCTAAAAATCGAATCGACTTCTTTAACATTTTCTGGTTTTAATTTTCGAAATTTTTCTTCATATGATAAACCAAAAATTTCATTAACATTATTTTCTTTTAATAAACTCTCAAATAAACTAAATTCATTATCAATCATACTATCGAGTTTTTTCAATTTTTCACTTTTTATGCTTTCGTTTATCATCGGTTTTTTCAATCCCATTTTTTCTTCTAAACGTCTACGAATATATTTTCTAAGTTTTTGTTCACTTTCACTAATTGTCTTTTCTTTTTCAACATCCTCTCTTTTAATATTTTTCCACATTACAGCAGCAGCAACTTTTTTTCCAGTTTCTTCATCACCGTACTTATCAGTGGCTTTTTTTGCAATTTTTTCAAAGTTTTTACCCTTTTTTCCAATATCTTTACCTGCCTTTGCTGCTTTAACTACTTCAGATTTTTTTGTTTTTGATAAACCTGCCGATGGTTTTTCTTTTTTCGATTCAGATATTCTTTTTTGAATATCGTTTATTTTTGCATATAATTCATTTAATTTAGTTTCAATATTAGACGATTTTTCAGGTGTAATAACGCCAATAACGTCAGAATCTTGTGCAATTTTTACATCTGGTTGTGTTTCAACATTATTAACCTCATCTTCTTGTATCTTGTCATTAATGCTAACACTACCTTTTGAACCTAATTGATTTTTTATTGTGGTTAAAATACTATTAACATTAACTGGTTCTTTACCAGCCTTTTGTAATCTTGTGTTTAATGCAGCAAGTTGTTTACCCAAATCATTTGCAACTTTTTCAAGTCTTTCAATTTCAGACTTAACTTCACCCGCATGATATGCTTGTTTTACTTCTTGTCCGAATTTATTTACTGCATCAACACCCTGTTTTAATTTATTACCAACTGATTGTACGCCTTGTTTGATTGGTTCTGTGGTTTTTTTAATAGCACTTTTTAAACCACCAAATAATTCATTAAGTTTTTCAATATCATCATCGTCACTTTCATTCATTTTATTCACAATTGGTTCTAATTTATTAGCATAATCAACATGACCATAATCATTTTTTAATGTGTTTAATATTTCAGGTGTTTTTATTTTAATAACTAATGCCACATTATCAAAATCACCATCATTCATACCATCATTATACGCAGTGGCATAACCACCAACTAAATTAGCAACTTCATCAACACTACATTCCGTTATTGATTCAGCACTATCATAACCTCTCGATTTGGCGAAATTAACGAAATCACCACATTCATTACATTTTTCTTCAGACAATTCTTCCTCTTTTGTGTTTTCAGTATCCTTTGTTAAATCTTCAATTTTTTCTTTTGGTACAACCTTTAATATTTTATCTGCCATTTTTTTTCTATCCACAATATCAATTTCAGTAAATTTATCTTTAAATGAAGATAGAAATGAATTAACGTATGATTTAACTTGTGTATCGGTTAATTCAGTATTTCTTATTTTATTAGTAACCTTACCTATAAGTTTTTCAATTTCTTTTGTTGGTTCATCTTCAGAAATATCATCCAAATTATCTTCAGAATCTGTTTCAATTTCATCATCAGAAGTTTCATCAGGATTTTCAGTGTCATCAACACCACTATCACTCGATTCACCATCTGGTTGATCGTTTGCAATATCATCACCCATATTATTTTCCAAACTATCAGTATTATCGTTTGTTGTGGTTTCTGCTGATGCAGCAATTTCAGCATCACCTAATTTTTTTTCTGCTTTGGCAATTTCTTCACCAGCAGAATCTTCATTAAGTTTTGGTTTATCGATTCTTAGGCTATACGTTTCGTTAATGGTGTTAATAATCATTGTTCTATTTTTATCAGCCTCAGCCAATGTTTTGTAACAATATTTATTTTTATTTTCAAGACCACCAATATATACAAAATCACTTACATCGGGGTCTTTTTTCAAACCACCTTTTTTAATATAATAATTATGATTTTCTTTTACAATACCGTATGCAATACCATCATCCGCTCTTTTATAATCAATCAAAGTACCAAGACTAATACCATTTGATTTTTTTAAACTACCATTAACATCAGCCAATTGTACCAACCTATTATAATAGGCATCTTCTGAAATTCGTTTTTTCATTTGTAATATTTTTTATTCTAATTATTTACGTTATTTTATCAATAAATACTTGAGTAATAATAAAAAAAATTATAAATTAAATAATTTCTCGATTATTATTAATGATTTTAAATTTTATCAACATTTCTTCAACTTTAGGTGTTATTAGATTTTTTCTATAATAATTATCAATTAATGTTTGATTTGCTTTTTTTATTAGAACCGATTCATTTAAAAACTTTTCATTATAGTGAATATTTTCAATAATTTCGAAAAATATTTTATTGCTTTTTTTTAATTCGATAAATTCATTTAATTGTTTTTTTGTTATGATAAATTTTTTCATATATCAAAAATTTATTTCATTTAACGATAATTCTTTTTCTAAAAAACGTTTTTTTAAATCTGTTAATTTTTTTAAATATCCAGTATTTCGCAGTATTTTAAATACTAGATTTTCAACTGAATATTCACCATTTTTTTCCAAACCAGATTGTCTATACTTTTTTATTTTATTTTTTAACATATTGTATTTTATCATAAAATCATTTCGATTTAAATTCGTTTCTAAATCATCAATTGAATTCATAATATCAAATGCTTTTTGTTTTATAATATTCGTATTGATTGATATTATTTTTTTAGTTGGTTTTCGAACCCATTTGTTTTTTATTAATGAATATACACCAGTTGAATAATGTAATTCATTACTGTCTTGAATATAAAGTTCAACATCAAAACCCTTAACTTTTATTGTATATTTAGATGACCATAATTCTTTTTTTAATCTAAAAAAATCACCAACAAAATCTTTATTGTTTGAAATTTGTGAATAATTTAAAACAATATGAACATCCAAATCAGAATTTTCATTATAATTATAATTAGCAAGACTACCAGTTAAAATAATATCATCAAATTTTAAATCTTCAATATCACAAAATTCAATAAATCTTTTTGCGTTTTTTAATAAAATTTTTCTCACGTCGGGTTTTATCTTATCGTTTTTATCCCAAATATCTGGGTTTAACACATCGTGTAGTTGTATCGATGATAAATCAATTAAATTGGGATCGACAATTTCTTTTATAATCTCAGAAATTTTATATTTATTAATAGTCTTATTCATAATTTTTTTTATAAATTTTTTATTTTTTTACCATTAAAAATTCTTCTAAAAAAATCATATTTTTTTATCATTATCATTTGAAATAGTATCGTATTTTTTATTATTATCGTTAGAATCAATATTATTTATTTCATCGGATTTTTTTTGTGTTGGTGGATTAAATATATTTTTTTCACTACGTAAGTCGCTTTGGACTTTTTTTATTATAGTTGGTAATTTTCTAATAATATCATATGGTAAATTTCTTATATAGTCCTTCTCATCATTTTTAATACGATAATCATTAGGTGATATAATTATTTCTATATAATTATCGTAATTATTATTGTTTATATTATTTTCATTTGATTTAGGTATTTTTATTACAACCGCT